GCCGTTTCAATGGGTGAGTTTCACAGGGTCAAAGATGAACACACAGGCAGAACAGGACGACGACACCACGAACGACGACACCGCAGTTATCGAGGACGAGGTTAGCGAACAGCCAGAGGAGCAATCCGAAGGCGAGCAAGCCGAAGCCCAAGACGACGAGGCAGAATCTGACGAGGTTGTAGTCTCCATTGGTGAGGAAGCGCCACCTCCCGAAGAGCCAGCACACGCACCTGAATGGGTACGAGAGCTACGAAAGACGAACCGAGAACTTCAGCGCCAAAACCGCGAACTTCAAACAAAGCTGCAAAGCACCGCACAGACTGAGACCAAGCCGGTCGTGCTGGGGCCAAAGCCCAAGTTGGAAGATCACGATTACGACGCAGACAAGTTTGAGGCAGCACTAGCAAATTGGTTTGAGCGCAAGCGACAAGCCGATGAGATCAACGCCAAGCAAGAAGCTGAAGTTATGAATCAGCAGAAAGCATGGCAAGCCAAACTGGATGGCTACGGCAAGGCGAAAGCCGAACTGAGAGTTAAAGACTTTGACGATGCTGAGGCCGTGGCCCAAGAATTGTTCAACGTCACCCAGCAAGGCGTGATGCTGCAAGGTGCGGATAATCCCGCGCTAGTCGTCTATGCACTCGGCAAGAACCCCAAGAAGGCGCAAGAGTTGGCCGCTATCAAAGACCCCGTAAAGTTTGCCTTTGCGGTAGCAAAACTGGAGAAAGACTTGAAAGTTACCAACCGTAAGGCAGCCCCGCCACCCGAGAGAATCGTGTCAGGAACTGGCCGAGTATCTGGGGCAGTGGACTCAACCCTCGAACGGCTGCGCGAAGAAGCTGCTCGTACTGGCAACATGACCAAGGTCATCCAGTACAAGGCGCAAAAGCGTGCAGCATCTCAAAAATGATTTTTTAAGGAAATACCATGTCCAATAGTTTCTCGAAAGAAGAGCGCGTTGCCTTTGAAGACCTCCTCGAAGGCTTCCAAGATGCACTGGTTTTGTCTCGTCATGTCAACATCTACAACACAGATCAGACAATGATGGAACGCGCCAACAACACCATCTGGCGCCCCCAACCCTACATCGCTCAGTCGATCAGCAGCACTCCTGGCACGCCAATCTCTGGCTATCAGGGCATGACTCAGTTGGCAGTCCCTGCCACTCTGGGTTACAGCAAGACAGTGCCTTGGGAAATGACTTCCCTCGAACTGCGTGACGCTTTGCAAGAAGGCCGTTTGGGTGAGAGCGCTAAGCAAAAGCTGGCCTCCGACATCAACGTGGCCATTATGAGCTCGGCTGCAAACCTCGGTTCTCTGGTTGTGCCTATCGCTGCCGCTGCTGGTGACTATGATGACGTGGCCTTGTGCGATGCCATCATGAACGAGCAAGGCGTGCCCGACTATGACCGTTTCTTGGCTTTGTCTAGCCGCGATTACAACGGCTTGGCTGGCAACTTGGTCGGCACTGCTCGCAGCTTCGGCAATCAAAAGTCTGACAAGGCTTATGAGCGCAGCTATGTTGGCATGGTCGCAGGTTTCGACACCTACAAGATGGACTATGCAAACCGTCAAGCTGCTGCTGCTGGTGGTGGCTCGATCACCATCGACACCAGCGGTGCTGGCAGCCAAGCAGACTACGAGCCTCAAGCCACTTCCACAGCAGTGGGTGGTCAGATCAACGTGGACAACCGCTTCCAGACTGTGACTGTTTCCTCAACCACCAACGTGGCCGCAGGCGATGCCTTCACAATCGGCGGCGTGTACGCTGTGCATCACATCACCAAGCAAAGCACTGGCCAACTCAAGACCTTCCGCGTCGTGAGCGTGACCAACAGCACCACCATGGTGATTACTCCCCCGATCATTGGCGCACAAAGCACCCCAACAGATGCTGAACTGCAATACAAGAACGTCGAGGTTGTGACCCCATCCAACACAGCAGCCATCACCTTCTTGAACGTCAACGCAGCTTCTGTGAACGTGTTCTGGCAGCGTGATTCTTTGGAAATCTTGCCTGGCCGTTACGCAGTGCCTTCTGACGCTGGTGTCGCAGTGATGCGTGCCACCACCGACCAGGGCATTGAGTTGGTCTTGCAGAAGTTCTATGACATCGACAGCATGACCATTAAGTACCGCATGGACACTCTGTTCGGTGTGGTCAACAAGAACCCCGAGATGTCCGGCATCTTGTTGTTCAACCAGTAATCTGG